AAGAATTTTCTAAACTTATAAATCAACCTATAACAAACAGTACAAAATCTTTATGGTATCCAAAAGAAGAAATTGATGTAGTAAAGGATTTAAGATATGTTAACGAATAATCCACAATTCCCAATATATCTCCCATCTAAGGGTAGACATGATATAAAAGGATATACTAGCGATAATCTTACTGTTATGGAAATACCTCATTATATAATTGTAGAAAAACAACAATATGATTTATATTATGAAGCTCATAAAGATAATAAATTTGTAACACTTCTTATACTTGATCCTAAATATCAAGATGAATATTTAACATTTGATGATCTTGGAAATACAAAAAGTAAAGGTCCAGGAGCAGCTAGAAATTTTGCATGGGATCATTCTATTCAAAATGGATTTACTTGGCATTGGGTTATGGATGATAATATAATGTCATTTAAAATATTTAATGATAATAGACAAATAAAAACAACTTCCGGAGCTATGTTTAAAGCTATGGAAGATTTTTGTTTAAGATATTCAAATGTATCTATGGCTGGACCTAATTATTATATGTTTGTACCTCGTAAGGAAAAATTACCTCCTTATGTAATAAATACCAGAATATATTCATGTAATCTTATAAGAAACGATACACCTTATAGATGGAGAGGACGTTATAATGAAGATACTGATCTATCCTTATGTATGTTAAAAGATGGATGGTGTACAGTTCAATTTAATGCATTTCTTCAAGAAAAACTAACTACGCAAGTATTACATGGTGGAAATAATGCTGATTTTTATTCTCAAGAAGGTACATTACCTAAATCAAAAATGCTAAAAGATATGCACCCAGATGTAACAGAAGTAGTTTGGAAATTTAGTAGATGGCATCATCATGTAAATTATCTACCCTTTAAACAAAATAAACTTCTATTAAAAGATGATTATATAGTTAAAGAAGGTGTAAATAATTATGGAATGATATTAAAACGCGTAAAATAATAAAAAATAATTACACTTTTAAAGATTTTTAATTATATTATAAATAAGAATTTAAATAAGGACTCTATTTAAAATGAATATTTTTGTATTAAATGAAAATCCAATAGATAACTCTGTTATGCTCTGTAATAAACATACTCTAAAAATGCTATTGGAAGGCGTCCAAATTTTATGTAATTGTTTTGATCAATCAGAAGTACCCTATAGAAGGACACATTATAATCATCCTTGTTGTGTATGGACAAGGGAAAGCTTGGATAATTTTGAATGGCTTAAAACATATACATTAGGACTTTGTAAAGAATATACTCATAGATATGGTAGGATTCATAAAAGTGAACAAGTAATTCATAATCTTAATCAACCAAAATTAAAATCAATTGGTATAACTAAATTTAAATTAGCTATGCCGGAACAATACAAATGTATAGATGCTGTAAAATCTTATAGACAGTATTATTTAGGAGAAAAACTAGGTTTTTGTAAATGGCCAGCTCATAGAGTACCCGAATTTATCGTGAATTACTGTAATGAAAATGGAATAGATATAAAAATATTTTATAGCTAATTTTTATACTAATAATTAAAAATAAAAAAACAGGTAAAAAAATGAAAAGATATAAACCATACAAATTTGAAGAAAAAAATAAAAAAGATTTAAATGAACTTATAGGTGAATTTAAAGCTAAATATGGATCATTTAAACTTCTAAAAAAGGATTCAGATTTTAAAAAACTTTCTGATGGAGATCAGGAATATGTTCTTGATGAATTGAAAGCTAATGGTGGATTTAAAGAGGGTAGAATTAGTATTGGACCTAATCAACAAGCTAAATTAAAACAATTAGTTTTAAAAGCTATGAAAAAATTGAATAGTAAAATACCTTCAGGAGAAGTATTCGCTGAAGTTTTAGATGCTATAAATTCTGGGGAACTTCAGTGGAATGAAGACTCAGATATTTTGTGGTACATAGAATATTCTATAGATGATTAAAAATATTTTAAATCAGGGCTTAAAAATTTCTAAAGAACTTAGAAATTCAATGCTTGTGGAGAAGATGTCAGACTTAGAAAAAACCTTTGTTTTTGATAAGCAATTTTCAATGAAACAAGAATCTACAAGTCTAAAGACTTGTAGTAGTTCACAAGCTAAGGATGGATTTAAAGATTGAAAGCAATTAAGAGTGAAAAAAGTCTTTCTATAAATACTGAAGAGAAAGAAATAGTTCAAGAAAATAGATTATCAAGAATATTTATTTGTAAATGTGGTTGTGAGGTAAAATTACAGGGTAATATAGATATAACACTTACAAAATGTAGTGTATGTCAGAAAGGAAAAGATTACGAAAAAATGACTCTTTTCTAAAAAAATTTTTAATATAAAAAGGTATAGAATGAAAACTTACAAAAAAAAATTAGAAGAATTAGAAAATTTATTTATTAAGTATGAGGATACTGATTTAAATGGACCTTCTTGTGAAGATGCTATAAATAATTTAATTGATGAATTTTCAGGGTTAATAAAAAAATATATTCCAAAACAAGATGAAAATCTTATGAGACAAACTATAAAAAAATTATGGCTTGAAAAGTTAAAAAATTGGAATAAATTATAATTAGTTACACTTTTATATCTATTTTAATTATATTATAGATATAAAAGTATTTTTATAAATTAAATAAGGAGTTCTAAAATGAACAATCAAATTCAAACATTAACAAAAGAAGAAATAAAAAAATCAGCACCAGCAGTATATGCAACTACACCTAAAGCTACAATGACAGATAGATATTCATTTGTAGCAACGGATAAAATAATTACAGGATTTAATCAAGCTGGCTGGGAAGTTACAAAAGCATTTCAAAGTAAAACTAAAAAAGACGATGTTTCAGAAAGAAAACATATTGTAAGATTATCTAATCCAGAATTTCAACCAATGATGAAAGAAGTTGGATCACTTACACCAGAAAGGTGAACAGTTTACTTTTATATATCAAAAAGATGGAAATTATGGAAATTATGGAATATATAAAATCACAAGAAAATTATGATAACTAAAAACCAACAAATAAAGGATTCTCTTTCAATTACAAGGGAAAAACGTAAAACACAAACCTGTAAAGTTTATGAGTTGAAGTTGTCTGAAAATAAGTTCAATTTAAAACAAATTGATTTTTTGCATAGAATTTTCCTTGAAGCAAAATGGGTATATAATGATATTTTAAATTTTAATGATTTAAAAAACTATGATTGCAAAAAGAAAGAAGTAGAAATTCTAAATAAAGAGAAAGAAAAGGAAATAAGAGAATTAAAAGTTTTAGGTAGTCAGATTAAACAAGAAATATTACAAAGAACATGGGGTTCTATTAAGTCGTTATCTACTAAAAAGAAAAAAGGTAAAACAAAACAAGTGGGTAGACTTAAATTTAAAAGTCAAATAAACTCTATCCCATTAAAACAATATGGAATAACTTATAAGTTTCAAGATGGTGGTTTAAAAATACAAAATTGTAAATTCTTATTTCAAATTAAAGGATTAAAACAAATTCCAAAAGAAGCTGAATTTGCAAATGCTAATTTGATTAGAAAATCTTCTGGATATTATCTCAAGGTTACCTGTTTTCTTCCTAAAGAAAATAAAAACATAAGTAAAGAAATATTAGGTATTGATTTTGGAATTAAAGATGATTTAGTTTTGAGCAATGGAATTAAATTTCAAACTAAATTTCCAACATCTTTTAAAATTAAAAGAGAGCAGAGAAAATTAGCTAAAAAGAAAAAAGGCAGTCATAATTATTGGAAACAAAAAAATAAAGTTGCCTTAGTTTACGAGAAACAAAATAATAAAAAACAAGATTGCAAAAATAAAATTGTAAGTTATTTAAAAAATAATTATTCTCATATAGCAATTCAAAATGAAAATATAAAAGGATGGCATGCAGGATTATTTGGAAAACAAGTACAGCAATCAATTTTAGGTGGAATAATTTCGGAATTAAAACAACTTCCGCAGACACATATTGTTGATAGATTTTTTCCAAGTACAAAACTTTGTCCTGAATGTGGCTGTCTTAATAAAATTGGTTTAGACGAAAGAATATACTTTTGTGACTGTGGGTATTCTCAGGACAGAGATATTCATTCTGCAAAAAATATTCTTTTAGAAACAATACCTATGGAATGTAGGAAATTTAAGCCTGTGGAGTTTAATACCTCTGCAATAGATTATTTAAAATCTTTTGTAAGTGTGAACTATGAAGCAGGAAGATACAACTCTTTAGAGTTGTGTTAGTTCACAACAATGAATGTTGTTCAGGAATATATAATTAAGGGTGGTGTTGAATATTTGCATCCACATAGACAAACTATAAGAAGAACAAAAGCAATTAAAAATGCTGATAGAGATATTAAACTTAATATGTTTCTATGGCAGATGATGGAGACCTTCAGATCAACTAAAAGATTTATATAATCAATGGTCAATATTAGGTATCTTTAGTTAGATATCTTCTATTATAAAATAATAAGGAGCTTCAAATGGCAAAACTAACATCAGTAAATCTTTCAAAAAAAGAACAAGCATCTATTCTAAAATCTTGGAAGACTTGTAAAAATGCAAGAACAATTTCAGAGCATCTAAGTCTTCCTAATAGACAAGTAATGTTTTTTATTGAATCACAAGGACTCTCAAGATATTCTGAAGGATCTTACAGATAGTTTAATTTTTTAAAGATATGGATCATTCTTGAAATATAGAATGATCTTTTTTTATTTTTTTCAAAAAGAGGTTGTAATGCAAGTAGAAGAAGTTGTTATATTAGAAGACGATATTTTATTAGAGGAGGAGTTTGATAAAATTGAAACTAGGGGCAAGCCTATTACTTGTAAGTATTGTCATGTAAATTTTAAAATTGCAAATAAAAAAGAAAAAGAAGAATGGAAAATAGATAATTATATTTGTCCTATATGTTTAGAACATTTTTGTATTCTACCCCCTACAGAAAGAGAATTAAGATATTTACAAGATAAATATTTATTAACAAGAACAGAAGAAGATTTTATTCCATTACTTAGATTGATGTATAAATATACACAATCATTGATAAAGAAAAATTATAGTAAAGCTTTAAAATTTTATGGATCACTAGATTATTATAGTAATGAAACAATTACAATTATGGTTGAAGAATATTTAAGTAAACCTGGATTTGCAATTGGTCTATCATTTGGTGGATTTTTAATACATAAAATAAGACAAGCAATTTATAATCCAAAACAATTTGTTGGACAACATACATCATTTGATTTTCAATTTGAAGATGGTAATAATCTTCATGAACTAATAGCCGATAGAAGAAAAGATGTCATACAAAAAATAGAAGAAAGTGAAGATGAAATATTTTTACATAAAAAAATAATAGAACTAATAGAAGGTGTTGAAGAATATTGTGAAGATCCTTATGAGGATTATATAAGAACAATAAGTTTATATGCTTATTTTAATAAAGGAGAAATTGCTTTCGATAAAATCTTTCAAGCCTTTGGTAGAAAAGGAAAAGAAATTTCTATGAAAACTTTAGAAATACTAAGAAAAGAATTATGTAAAGAAATGATTATATATTCATCTGAAAATAAAAAAGAAGAAATAAAAGTAGATACTAAAAATAATATGATTTTAAATATAAATAACTTACAAGGAATAAATTGGGAATAAGGAGAGTATTAATGTTCTTCAAAAGAAAAGCAAAGAAAAATATTGATGAGTATACTAAGGAAATATCATTAGAATATCTAGCAGAGATATTCTATAAATATAGAAAAGATTACATAGGTTATAATAATAAAAATATCTATGATAAACATCTGCTACTGATTTTTTCAACAGATACTTTTAATGATTTTGTATTGAAGTTTAAATCTAAAAATTATAGGATAATATAAATGGCTAGAGTATTATACATTTCACCCTATGCAGAAAATACAGCAGCAACTAATGGTGGTTATGGAGTTATAGCAGAATCATTTAAAAGAATGTTTGATATAATAGATGATGTTCAAGTAGACTATGTAAATATAAATGTATTAGGTACTAATCCAGTTACTGAAAAACTAAATCGTTATGATATATGTATATTACTTACTCATCCAATAAGTTTTGAAACTCCTATGTTTAAAAGAAATATTGAATATTTATTTTCTTTTTGTAATAAAAGATATTTAGAAATATTTTGGGAAACATCAATATTCCCTATTACATGGAAATGGTTATGGAAATCTGATCTATTTACTGGATTTATTTCTCCATCTAAATTTATACAAGATATAATCAATTCAGAAATTAAAAATTCTAATAAAGAAAATCATTTAGTATATTCTCCAACATTTAAAAATGATTTTACAGACTATAAAATAATAACTGAAAATAAAATAGATGAATCTTTTTTTACTGTTCTATATATGGGACAATATACTAAACGTAAAGGTATGGAAGATGCTATAATTGCATTTACTCATGCATTATCACAATATGATGATTGTAGACTTATATTAAAATATCATAAATTATCAGAAGTTGAAATAGATGTTTCAAAACTTATAGAAACAATAGTTAAAACAAATACAAAAGAAATGAAAAGTCAAATATTTGAAGTGGTAAATGATCTTACAAAAGATGATATATATTCTCTGTATAAAGAATCTTCTGTATTACTTTTTCCTTCAAGAGGAGAAGGCTATGGATTACCTTGTATAGAAGCTGGAATGATTGGATTACCTATTATATATACAGATTGGTCTGCTACTACTGAAACAGCAAAATTTAAAGGTAATAAAGCCATAGGATGTGTACTTGATACTGCACAAGGTATGGCTCATTATGCATATGAATCAAACTCTCTATACGCTGTTCCATATATTAAAGAAATGATTAAAGCTCTTAAAGATAATTATGAACTATGGAAAAAAGATAAACAAGAATATTATAGTATTGTAGCAAAAAATAATAATGAAATAATTAGAAAATTTGGACAAGAAGTTTTTATAGAACAAATAAAAAAATTATACAATTCTTGAGATTTTTTAATTATATTATAAATAAGAAATTAAAGGAGAAATTAAAAATGAAATATAAGATTATTATTAAAATAGAAAAGATATCTGTATGTACAAAGTGTAAAAAAAAGATTATTGGTGATAGATATACTATATTTAATAAAGATGAAATTTATCATAATAATTGTTGTTAGACTATATGTATATAAAATTTTTGGGATATAAAGGAGAATAGTAATGTCTATTAAACTATCTGTTGAAGGTAATAAAAATTATTGTGCATCTATAGTAGAAATTCAAAATATAATTGAATTAGAAAGTTGTCAAAATATACAAGGAACTACTATACAAGGTAATCATGTAATTATATCTAAAGATATTAAAGTTGGGGATACGGGTGTATTTTTTCCTGTTGAATGCTCAATAAAAGATAATTTTTTAAAAGTTAATAATCTTTATAGAGAAAAAACTCTAAATGTAGATCAAACTAAAGCGGGGTTTTTTGAGATAAATGGTCGAGTTCGCTGCATGAAATTAAGAGGATTTAAATCTGAGGGATTATTTTTACCTTTACAATGTTTAATTTCTTTTTGTAATAAAATTGGGGATATACATACAATACAAGTTGGTACAGACTTTGATCATATAGATGGACAAATGATATGTGAAAAATATATTGTTAAATCTAAACAAGTTCAAAATGTATCTAAAAAAGATAAAAAAAGTAATATTAAAAAAATATCAAAACTACTTGACGGTTATTTCAGACTACATATTGATACTGAGCAATTTGGCAAGAATCTTAATAAGTTTAAACTTGGTGATTTAATCTCCATAACTACAAAGATACACGGTTGTAGTTTTATTTCATCTAATATTTTATGTAAAAGAAAATTGACTATAAAGGATAAGATTGCAAAATTTCTTGGTGTCAATGTTATTGAAACTGAATATGATAATATATATTCCTCAAGACGAGTCATTAAAAATGAATTTGAAGACAATAAACCTACTCATTATTATAATGAAGATATTTGGGGAGTAGTTAATTCAGAACTTAAAGATTTATTAAATAATGGTATGACTATTTATGGAGAAGTCTGCGGATATCTTAAAGATGGTAGATTTATTCAAAAACCATATGATTATGGATGCAATATTGGACAGCATGATATATATGTATACAGAATAACTTATACTGATTTTTCGGGGAAAGTGTTTGAGTGGTCTATGAAACAAGTTCAAGATTGGTGCTTAGAAAAAGGGATAAAAGCAGTACCTCTTCTATATTATGGAACAGTTAAAAATTTTATTCTATCTTCAGGAGATAATGGTAGTTTTATAGATAATGAAAATTATCAAAATCAATTTTTAGATATTATAAAAAATAATTATTTAGAAAAAGAATGTAATATTTGTAAATCAAAAGTACCTTCTGAAGGAGTATGTATTAGAAGAGAAGTAAATGATATTGATGTATATAAAGCAAAATCATTTGCTTTTAGAAATTTTGAAAGTTTACAAATGGACAAAGGAGAAGTTGATATAGAAGAACAAACTATTGGATAAATTAAAAAAAGATTGCACTTTCTAAGATTTTTTAATTATATTATAAATAAGAAAACAAACTTCATAGGAGAATAATAAATATGTTATTGAATTTAATTATTGCAAATGTAGCTGTAGAAGAAGTTAATAATAATCTTGAAAAAATAAAATCAGAATATGAAGTTAAATTTGTTTCAACAGGTAAAAAACAATATATAACATATGGAGATTCCTGTCTATGGGATTCTGATAGTGATTTAGAGTTTCGTAATGAATGGAAATTAGCAGAATACATTATGAATGAATTGTTCATTAGAATGCAGATTACTTTCTATTAGGAGAAAGCTATGATAACGGAAAAAGAATTAAAAGAAAGATGTACTCCAGAGTTTATAAAATGGATGTGTAATCTTGCAGAAGGGTTTGAATTTATAGATAATGGGATTAGCTCTAATAATTGGTTTACAGTAAAATTTAATAGTATTACAATAGGACATTGTATCTCAAATATTTATGAAAATACTCTTGCGTTTTCAACCTTCATTCATCGGGCCATTGAAGAATTGAATAAAAAGACATGTTCATTTTTGAGACTCATTATGCCTTATGAGGACGGTATAGCAGCAGGAAATGGTAAAACATTTTATGAATTTAAAAATTATCAATTACATTTATTAACATCTACTGAATGCTGTTATTTAAATTGTTTGCTAGATATTTATACGGGAGAAATAGATGTTTGATAATATTCAAACAGAATTTAATATCTACGATGCTCTTAATAGATTAAATATAAAATATAAAGGTAAACCAAATCATAAAAGTTGGTTAAGTATTTTATGTCCTACACATAATGATAAACATTATGGTTCATGCTCTATAAATATAAATACAGGAATAATAAATTGTTGGGTATGTGGATCAAATCATATAAATAATCTATTAGACAGTAAAACCAATCTTAACTTTACTTATACGGAAGAACGAAAATCTGAAGAAGTTAAAAAAGTAAATCCAAAACTTTCAGAACAAATGAAATACAATTTTGTTAATATGAAAATAAATCCTGATGATTATTATTATACAAGAACAAGGGGGTTTACACAAGAATTTATAGATTACTTTAATATAGTTAGGTGCTTTAGTTTTCCATATAAAGATTATATGGCAATTTCTATAATAGATACTTCAAAAGATATTAGAGAATGTGAATTTAGAAAACTTATGGTACATGAATACAAACAATTATTACCTACTTATGAAACAGAAATATATCTCAATGATAAAAAAGTTAAATACGAAATAAATTCAAGATTAAAACAAACTATTTTTAATATAGATAATCTTAATAGAAATGATATATTATATCTATGCGAAGGAGTAGGATCTATACCTAAAATATGGCATAATATATCTAAGAATGTATCTTGTACATTTGGTTCTCAAATAATAGATCCACAACTTATATATTTAAAACAATTTAAACAAATTATAATAATACCTGATCCAGATGAAGCTGGATTTAATTGTGTAAATAAACTAAGAGAATCTATTCCTAATTTACAAGTTATTGATATAGAATCAGAAGATACAGATGAACAATATATTTTTGATATTCAAAATACTAATATATTAACAGCTTCCGAATATATAGGGAAGAACTTAATAAAATATAATATCAAAAGTTTGTTTTAGAGAGGTAGTTTGAAAAGGTATAAATCTTATTTTTTAGAAAGAACTTTTGATATAGATGATGATGTTAATTATATATATTCTTTTATTTTTAAGTCTTATATGGAGCAATTAAAAGATAAAACTTTCAATGAAGATTTAAATAAAAGATGGCCAGTGATAAATGAAAGAGGTTGTGTTTTTGAATATTTAGATTCTAATAAATTAAAGTGTATGGAATCTAAATTAGCAAATGAATTAAAACCTATTTATATCTTTGGAGGAGTATTTACTACTGAATCTAAAATAATTTTTGATAAAAAAATAAAAGATAGAAACTATATTATTATATCTTTAAATAAAGAACTAATTGAAATATATATTAAAAGTGATTTTGATTTTAGAAAAATGAAAAATTTTATATCTGAAAAAGAAATTCAGATAGCTAAGAATATGTTAAAAGAAAGTTATGTAAAATCAATGATTTATCATGAATTATCTCATTGGTTAAATAATACATTACATAATGATCATATTGAAAAAGTTGTTTACCTTGCTAAAAAATATGATAACCCGGAACTTTTGAAATTAAAAACAAAAGATATAAATTTAACTCATTTTGAAATAGATGCTCAGATTCATGGATTAAAACAAGTATACAAAGATAATAAATTAAAATGGGATAAAATAAATATACCACAACTATTTACTATTTATCCTTCACTATATTCTGTATATACAGATGTTAAAGATTATGGAAAAGCTATTGTAGACATATGGTTACAAACACTAATTAAAAGAATGAACAGAGAAAATTTATTAGGTAAAAGTATGAAAATACCTTTTAAAGATTCTTACGAGGTATAAATGAGTCAAATTAAAGAATTAAAGGAATTAGAAAAACTTGAAAAATCAATAAAGAAAAAAGAAAATGAAGCCTTAGATGCAAAAAATAAAGGTCTTATAACTGCTTATGGAAATATTCTTTTAGAAATAAATCTACTCAAAAATAAAATTAAAAAATTTCAAATGGGTGGAAAATGAAACTCATAGAAACCGAACCAGAATTCTCATTCAATCCGATTCACGACTACACTACGGATGAATTTTTAATGTCGGCAGGTCGGCAGTTGCAGGCAGACCTTGGGCTAAGTCGCTTTGGAAGGAATGTTACTATACAGAAAGTAATTGGAATTGGATTGCCGATTTATCTAATTACTTTCAACAGTAAATATCCTAATGTAAATTTAAGTGCTGTTAGAGTAAAAAATATAAAATCTACTTGGTTTGGAAAAGTAAAAAGAAAAGCAGTACATACACATTTAAAACCTATGAAATTAACCCCTCCTTTACAACTTAGTACAGCTATGATGAGACCTGTAAGTGGTAGTCTGCTATTATTACGTGATATAGCTGGCGAAATTCTTAGAAATCCAAAAGTATTTGAATGTGTAGAAGTTAATAATAAACTTGCATTCAAGGAGTCGAAATGAGTTACATATGTAAATGTGGTGAAAATTTAATTTTCAAAAGTGGCTATGTAATTGCTTCCATGAAAGTTGAATCATATGAATGTTATAAATGTAAGAGAATCTTTGAAAAAGTTGAAAGTTATAAACTTAAAGAAATTAAAAATACTAATAAATAAATGTTGCATCTAATACCTAAAGGGGTTAGAAATATAATTTACAGTGACCTTTAATGGCACTAAAGAGGTACAAAATGTCTAAACACAATTATTCTCAAAATTCAGTAAGTCTCTCCAGTATTTTCAATGATGTAGTAGATTCAATCTATACTATCACATCACCTTCATCTACTTCAGGAACATCGGTATGTGATTTTACTTATTACAGTTTCCCAAAAGTAAAAGATAATTTTTGGCAACTTGTAGAAGAATTTACTTATCCTACCATTTACACACCAACTTACCCTGTAAGTAATTATTATGTAGATGAAGATATGAATTCAATAATAGAAATTGCTGTCTCAGGATTTTCTGAAGAAGAAATTTCTGTAAAAAGAGATGATCTTAAACTAATTGTAGAAGGGAAACAAAACAAAGATAAAGAATGCAAGAGAAAATATTTCTATAGAAATATTGCTGAAAGAGATTTCTCGGTATCTTATCAAGGCAGCACTAAATGGGATTTTGATAAACTAGAAGCTAAAATAAGCAGGGGTATATTGTCAATTTTTATACCAATGAAAGAAGAATGTAAACCTATAAAACAAGAATTCAAAATTAACAAATAATATCTCATCTACCATGTGTAAAATGAGTTCTTAAATCCCTAGAAAAAAATCTAGGGATTTTTGTTTACTAATAATTAAAATTATTTGAGGTAATTATATGACAAAACGATATAAATCATTTTTTAAAGAGGATGAAAAAGAAACAATACAATCTCAAATAAAAGATTTTCAAGATCAAATAACAAAACTAAGAGATAAATCATCTAATACAGAAAATATGTCATTAGAAGATAAACAAAAAATAAAAAATCAAATCAATAGTATAGAAAATAAAATAGTTAAAAAGAAACTTCAACTAGACGCTATAAAAGGTCAATAATTATGCCATCATCAAGCAGACAGCAGCAGAAATTTATTTTTGCTAAAAGAGGGCAATATAATACCAAAGCGGATACCCCTGAAAAATTCAAATGGGTATGGGATAAAGATTGGGAAACTGTAGAAGAAAAAGTTATATCTGAGAGATATAAGCCATTTAATTTTTCAGAGGAATAATGTATATAACCAGTGAAACTCAGAAAATTATACAAAAATATATTAAATGTAAAAAGTATAAAATTCATTTAGGAAGACTTGAAATGTCATTACAAGATCTTACTATGGTTATACTCATTTTACAAGACAGATATCATGCAACTAAAAATGAAGAACTTAAACATGCTATAAATGAACTTAGTGAGTGTAGATATAATGCAACGATATGAACCATTCTTTGAAGATAATAAAATAATAAAAAATAAAAAAGATATTGTTGATTTTATTAAAGATCAGTTAAATGTAGAATTAGTTAATAATCCTACCGATAGATTAAATCAAAAAAGAAATATTCTATATACATATATTCCGGATTCAAGTAGAAATACTTACAGGGTATTATCTTTATTAAAACAGAAAGGGCTACGAGTTGAGAAACATATAGATGATTATTATTGGATATGGGTTAAATAAATGGAAAGATATAAACCATTCTTTGAAGATATAGATATTGATAAAATAAAGAGCATAATAAAAGATTTATCAGTATCTCAAATAGTTAATTATGATTGGGATAAAATAGCCTTTGGATTTAGTCAAGATGATATTATATCTATACCTTTAAAAAATATTAAAATAAAGTATAAAGGTGATATGGATAATGTTACTGGATTTAGTATGAAGGATTATTTTAAAAATAAACCTTTTAGTAAACTACCCCCAATTGAAGTATCATATAATAAAGGTAAATTTTATATAGAAGATGGACATCATAGATACGGTTATGCTAAAGAATTAAAATTAAAAAATATAGATGTAAAAATAGAAGACATAAAAGATAATCCCATACTAGCACTAGGATTTAAAAGTATAGATGATATCATCAAACTTAAAAAACAAATGAATGAAGATATAGTAATACCACTAGAAAAAGGAATGCCTTTTAAATATGGAAAATTTAAAAATAAACAAGCTATATATGATCATTCGTATGTTAATGAAAAAGGGGATTTGATATTAGTAACAGATACCGGTAAAGAAATTAGTGGTACAAAATTTAGACTTATACAAGAATCTAAGTTTAGTGAAAATCTTAGATTTACTGATTTAATGAAGAAGGCTTCTATGTCAGATTTTACTAAAGGATTTGCAAAAGAAACAAATAAACTTATGGGTGCTCCTACTACACATACAAAATTAAAAAGTATGAAAGTAAATAAAAAACAAGACTATATAATTTTTGTATGGAAAACAAAAAGAACACCTAAATATGATAAAGGAACTCCAATGAAAGTAGTTGATCCTAAAGCAGATTTTTCTTTAAAATCTGCTAGAGTGTACACTATTGAAATTAAAATTTTAGATTTTTTTAAATTACTACACACTAAACCGAACGGTGACTTTACAAATAAAGATATAGAAGATGTCTTTAATGTTTGTGATATTCAAATATGGTCTAATGTACCCGCATTTCATTGGATGGGGATGAATTATAATATGGGTATGTTCGATGCTTCTTTATACCCTACAGACATAGAACCTAAACATTGGAATGACTACCATAATTCAGACCAATTTCTTGACAAGCATACTGCTGGAGTTGTAAATTCAATAAAGTTCTATATACCTCAAATGAGGCAAATGATTAAGAAATATATGGGTTTAACTAAAAAATGAAAGAACAATTAAACAAAGAATATGAGAAGTTAAAACATATTACTAAAGATTATGCTATTCATATAGATCAACTAGAAGAATATCATGAGACTATTGCAAGAATAAAAGAATTAAATAGAAAAATTGATTTTGATCAAAATTAACTTTTATATTAAAAAATACTAATATATAATTATTAAGTATAAAGAGGACTATATAAAAAATGAAAAATAAAAAATTTACTGTATCAACTACAAATCTTGATACTCATGCAATACAAATAATAGATACATATTTAGATCTACAAAGTTCTACATCAGGCACAGTAGAAACTAGAAGAAATTATCCTAATAAAGTTCAATTTATAAATAAAACAGGTCAAGATATTCTTGCTAATATATTTAGTTCACAAGGAGAATATGATGATTATGTTTTAGATTCAACTAATTATGATATGTTTACTATTCTAAATAATACAGCAGTATCATTAACTACACAAAGTCTTTTACCTACAGCATATAAAATAGCAGTTGTATCACCTTCAGGAACTTGTTCCGTTGCTCTTACTATAGATTGTATTGGTTATCAGCCAAAAGGATTTTAATTGAAATGGATGAATTATTTAAAGTAATACCTATTTATGAAGATGAATTTAAAAACTTATATTCTAAAATTGATAATATAGGCATAGATGTAAAAACAAAAACTATATCTCAAGTAGATGATATTTGTCTTGAAAAATTTATTCCTATAGAAGTATCTTTAAAAGATCTTTCATTTAGAATAGATTTTCTAAATGAATTCTTTTTAAATAATTATAGAGATATGAATGATGATTATGGAAAAAGATTACAAGAAATGTCAACCTTTCTTCAACTTGATATAATAGATCTTTCTACAGCATTAGAAGATATTAAATGTAATATAATTGCTATAGAATATAGAATATTAGAACAAATTAAAGAAGTAACTCAACAACAAAAAATACTAGAAACAAGTAATTTTATGACTGTATGTGATTTAGATTCTAATGTAAATTTAGAAAAAATATTCAATAAAATTACAGAATTAGAAAATGAAATAATAGAACTAAAAAAACCAAAAATAGAAGTTAATGAAAATTTAGAAATTAAAGAAATTAAAGAAACTAAAAAAGGATTCTTTAGAAGGTTATTTCATAAATGATAAATAAAAGGTTTATTATAACATCTGCTCAAATAAATGCTATGACAGCAGTTGTATTAGATGTTGAATTAACTAAAACTATTACTTCTCCTATAGGAAATACTGATGTAAGATATTTATATCCTATAGAAATTCAAATAATAAATGATTGTGCAGCAGGGGTAGAATGGCAACTTGTTTCTTCAGCAGAAGAATATGCAGAATATGTAGCAGATCCCTCTTTATTTACTTTTGTAAGACTTCCAAATAATAATGTATTACAAGATAATTTTACATCTTTAGGTAGATGTTATAAATTTATTGTAAAAGGATACGAAGCTACATCAACATCAGATTTAATTGTAGAATTTATTTCTTATCGTCCCAGTTTAAGATAAGACTTCACCGAGGTCTATATCTATATATTGCACCGAAAGTGCAGGTTAAATGAAATACCCGACAAGGTTATTCACTACAAAACTACCAAGTAAAATCTGGTAGTTTTTTATTTTCCAGCATTTTGATTACTAATAATATAATAAACTTTTAATTAAGAGGAAATCATAAATGAAAAGATACAAATCTCAAATACAGAAAGAAGAAATTATAGTTAAAACAAAAGAAAAAATAAATGAAGCTTCATTTACAGTTAATAATATTGGTTCAGCTCAAAATAATCTAATAGGTATAATTGAACTTATATCTAAAATTAAACCACAACCATATTTAAGTGGAAATATTATAGGAGAATCTTTGATTACAGGATTAGATTCTATGTTTGAAAATATAGAGGATGAAAATCTAAAGAATAAGAAAAAACAAATAGTTGTTAAAACCATATTACGTTCACTTCTCTCATATAGAAAATCTTTAGTATAATATAAGGAATTAAATGAGTACTAAAATATCATCATTATCTAGTGGGGGTATTCCAGAAGCCCCTATTGATGGATTTACTTATGGTAGAAAGAATGCTACATGGGTATCTTTTTCAGGTGTATCAGGAGTTAATGGTGGTGCATTTATAACGGATATAATTCCTACAAGTACTGGAAATGTTGGAACTAAAGTATATGATAGCGATGGAATAGTACTTCAATCTTGTGTAAGTGATACTCAATTAGTTACTGTTTCAACATTAGGAATTACAGGAAATACTCATTATAAACCAATTATGTCATTACGATGGGGAACACATAGTCAAGTAGTTACTCTTACAGCTCAAGCAGATAAACCTCTATTTATAGGATCAACTGCAATAAACTTAGCAGGAGAAACTAACCTATCAATAGAACATGAAGATGGAGCAATTACTTCTTGTACTATAGCATTAGATTCCCCTCCTGTTATATCTTCTGCAAACTTTACTGGTGGATATCCTGGAACTCAAACAGAATTAAAATTAGCAGATACTTTCTCTTTAAATATAGTATCTGATATACCAATTATAGCTGTACAACTTGATGATTATGGTGCTTATTCTGCTCAATCATTTTCAGTAGTATCTGGAACTAATCATACTGTTATAGGTGTAATAGCAAATAGAGGTACAACGGTTCAAAGTTTAGGTGCTAAAGTAAGAGTACAAAAATCAACTGGCTCATGGTCTACCTATTATTTAACTGAAGATGATGGTAGTGTAGATGGTACAAATTTAGTTAAATTAAATAATCTATATCCTACTGTTTCTACAGGAACTAAAACATATCCAGCATCTCAAGGAGCTTTAAAAGACAGTGAAACAGCTACAATAGTAAATACAGTTACAAATTATGATACAGTCTTATATGATTCTCCTAATGGAGATTTAACAATAACAAATGCTACGACTGTTGAAACACCAAAAACAGTTACAAGACTTTCAGGTAATTATAATATATCCACAAATAATTTTAGAATAACCGCTACAAGAACTGCTAATAATGCAATATCTACAACACAAACAGTTATCTATATAGCTCATGTAGCTTGTACTCTTACAGTAACAGAACCTGCTTCAAGATTAAGAAGTGGTGGAAATGATAGTACTTCTGCACAAAATCATGTTATAACTATTACAGCAAATCAAAACTTATATTCAGCTCCAACTTTAGTTGCTGGAGCAGAGGGTGTATTTCAAGGAGCAGGATTTGCAGGTTCTGGAACAACTTGGACAAGATCATTACAAGTTACCGATACAATGGTCAAACAAGTTTGTAGTTGGGGGAGTATTTCTGGAACTAATTTAGCTGGAATACAAACTGTAGTTATTACAGGTGACTCTACTTATACAATAGGTGGTTTTGTTTCAAGAACTATAACACTCCCTGCATATACGAATACTATTGTTTTTAATACAGAAGTTATTGATTATGCTAAACTAACTTTTACTTGGTCAGTTAAAGCATTACCTAATAAGAGAGTAGTTGGAACAAGTACTGTACCGGATGCAAATTCTTGGAGTATTGATGCACTTTCAATAAATCCAACAACTGCTATTATTTTGGATACAGCAGCAACCAATTCTAGTAGTGTTCCCACAACAGTTATAATAGAGGAGTTAGTATAAATGAAAAAGAAGATTTGTGGAATATATAAAATAGAAAACATTATAAATGGTAAAATTTATATTGGTCAAAGTACAAATATTCCTACAAGATGGGCCAGACACAAAAAGGAAGCTTCAAATATACATTTAAAAAATTCCATAGAAAAACATGGAATTGAAAATTTTAATTTTACAATATTAGAGGAATGTCCATACGAAAGATTAGATGAGAGAGAAATTTTTTATATTTCTAAATATGATTCTTATAATAAAGGATACAATAAAACAACTGGTGGAGGACAATTTAGAAATAGAAAATACATTGCTCCTTGGAATAAGGGGTTAACTAAAGAGACAGATGAAAGAGTGGCTTTATTCTATGAAAAGAGAAAGAAAACTATACCTTGGAGCAAAGGATTAACTAAAGAAACCGATGAAAGATTGAAAACTAGTGGGTTAAATACGTCTAAATTAAGGAAAGGTATTAGCACTGGTCCGAGAAAAGGAAGATCAGTTATAAATTTAACAACAGGTAAAATATTTAAATCAATATCAGAAGCTAGTAGATATTATGATATAGGGATTAGTGATATTTTTGCAGTGTGTGCAAAAAAACAAAATAGAAAGATTGCTGGAGGATATAGTTGGTCTTATTATTCTGATAAGAACTCAAATGTATTTAAAGAGGTAACCAATGTCTCTAAATAATGATCAATTATATTTTGAAATTCAACGGAGAGGATTTCAATGGTCCAAAAACTCTACATTGGATGATACAATTTCTTCAATGCTTTTTGATGCAGATCCTAATACAGCAGTACCATCACACTCAGATGGGGAAGATAAACTAATTAGTATGTTAATCGGAAGTACATTTATGCAAAGTGCTGGTGTATTATGGCTTAAAACTATTATGCCAAATACTTGGATAAGTATAAGTGGTGGAAGTAGTTTAACTCAACTAGATGGTGGAGCAGCAGCAAGTATATATTTAATCTCACAAGTTTTAGATGGAGGAGGAGCATAATATGGCAGTTCAGTTTCAAATAAGAAGAGACACTTCTGTTAACTGGGGATTAACTAATCCTACCTTAGCACAAGGGGAAATGGGATATGAAACAAATACATATAAAATGAAAATAGGAAATGGAACTAGTGATTGGAATACATTAGTTTATTTTCCTACAGCAGCTCTAACATTAGACGCTATAACAGATCCAGCAGTTAATGCAGCTGTAACCACTTTAAAAATAGATGCTTATTCAGGTACAGTAATAACATTAACTACTACAGGAAATTCACAAACATTACAAAATCCAACTTCTTCTTTATCAGGTAAATCTTTTTTAGTTATAAATAATGATACTTCTTCTAATAGTATTACAGTCAATACAATAGTAATTGCTCCAGGTAGTGCTATAAATTTTGTATGGGATGGAAATGTTTGGATTGGTATAGGAGGTGGAACATTAGATCACGCAACACTTAATAACTTATCTTATGCAACTTCTGGTCATACTGGATTTCAAGCTTCATTAGGTTACACTCCTGAAGATATAGTAAATAAAAGTATAAATATTATTACTGATGCATCTTCAGATATAAAATACCCTAGTGTGAAAGCAGTTAAAACTTATGCTGATAGCTTGGTTGGGGGATTGCTAGATTATAGGGGTGCTTATGATGCTTCTAGTAATTTATATCCTTCAGCAGGAGGTTCTGGAGCATCAGGAACTATTTTAGTTGGGGATACTTGGGCTATATCTGTACAAGGAATTCTTGGAAGTGGTGTAGTTCATGTAGGTGATTATATAATATCTAAAGTAGATACTCCTGGACAAACCGCTTCTAATTGGGATTCATTAAATACAAATATTTCATATGTACCAGAAGATTCAGCAAATAAAGTAACTTCTATTTCAGGGGCTTCAACTGATATACAATATCCTTCAGCAAAACTATTATATGATCAAATAAATTTAAAACAAAATACTTTAACTTTTGGAATAGAAGATACGAATGCTGTAAAAATTACAGTGTCAGGAGTTGCTGATCATGATTATGCTAAATTCACTGCTACAGGATTAGAGGGGAGATCTTATTCAGAGGTACTTTCTGATATAGGTGCTCAAGTCAATTTAGGATATACTCCTGAGAATATAGCTAATCTTAGAACCACTTTTCAAGTAGTACCAGATGATACACATTATATTTCAGAAAAATTAGCAAAAGATTCATTAGATAATAAAGAAAATTCATTAGGTAATCCAGATGTAACAGGTAAAATATTATCTTCTACTACAGGAGGAGTTAGATCTTGGATTCTCCCTAGTGGTGGTGTAACTGTTCATAGTGCTTTAACTGGACTTGATTATGCTTCAGCAGGTCATACTGGATTTGAACCAACTATAGGATATACTCCAGAAAATATAATAAATAAAATAACATCCTTTCAAATAACTCCTGATGATACACATTATATAAGTGAAAAACTAGCATATGATCAATTAGCATTAAAAGAAAATTCAGGTGTTGCTACAAGTTATATGGCAACTCATAATAGTACTTATACTCATTCAGATATAGCACTTAATACTGCTTCAAGACATGATGCAGTAACTTTAGGAACAGCTAATGGATTAAGTCTTTTAACTCAACAATTATCTTTAGGTCTATCTGCTTCAGGAGTTCCTGGTGCATTATCTGGAGATGATTGGAATACTTTTAATAATAAACAAGAAAAGATATGGTCTAAAACTGGAACAGAGATATCTCCTTATATATCAGGAGATACTTTAAAAATAAATTCTATAAGTGAAGAAACTCTTGGTGATGGGGTTTATGTAGAAAATGTTTTTATACATCAAGGGGAAATACAATTAGATTTTGATAAAAGAATTGTATTAGGTACACAAAATACTGTATTACCTTATGCATGGTATCATTTAAATGAGGGAACAGGTACTATTGCATATAATATATCTGGTGGAGGAAGAAATCTAAATCTTGTAAATTCTCCAGTATGGGATACTTTAACTCCAAAATTAGGAACAAGTGCTATTTTAATAAACGCTTCTCCAATAGGTGAGAGATTAGAAAATTCTAATAATACCGAATTCGGTTTTAATTTTGATACACCTTTTTCAGTAGAATGTTGGATAAAACCAACTGTATTAGTAGCAGCACAAAAAGTTGTATTTTCTAAGGCTACTGCATTAACTGCTGGTTATTATGTATCAATAATACCCTCTGCAACAGGTAATATTGATTTTATGATGAGAGATCCTGTAACATTACGATACATTCGAAAAACAATTGGAAGTTTAAATTGGACTTCTTTAATTGATGTATATTCTCATATTGCAGTAACATATGATGGTAGTAGAAATCTTGCTGGTATGAATATATATCTTAATAATGTACTTCAAACTCCAACTGTTTCCACAAATACATTAACTGGAGGAGAAACTTTAATTACTGCTACACCATTTCAAATATCAGGTTTAAATGGATCAAGTACTGCAATGACTACTGTAGAGGTAGACGAATTTGTAGTATATGATACAGAAATATCTGTGGCTGATATAAATAATAGATATAATGGTGGTGCAGGTTCTGAGACATTTGGAAATACTGGAGATATAGCTTTAATAAGAAATAATGACTTATCTAAAAAAGTTGAACTTCAATTTGGATCTGGACCAGCAACTCAAAAATTTTCTAAAGATGGAACAAATGAATCTCTACAAGTTGTATTAAGTAATATAGCAACATCAGGAACACATGCTATAAGAAAAAATGAATATGACATTGATCTATTCCTTAAAGCTGATAAATCAAATGTACTTGAATTAAATAATACAACCGCTTTTACTCCAGATGCAGATTATGAACCAGCTACAAAAAAATATGTTGATGATTCAGTAGGAGCTGAGAATTTATGGGATAGAGTGTCTACAACATTATATCCTCATACTATTACTGATAGTGTTACATTAAGTGGTATATTAACTGTAAATGAACCAATTCAATTAGGATTAACTCCAACAGTAGGAACTCATGGAACTGGTGGGAAAATGTTCTGGGATGCAGCTTGGAAAACTCCAGCTTGTGAACTTGAAGATGATGTCACTTTACAAATAGGTCAAGAAACAATGGCCTATGTATATAATGGAACCGGTTCTCAACTAGTACAGGGTAATGTAGTTTATATCTCAGGAACTCAGGATGGTATTCCCTCGGTATCTTTGGCAAAAGGGGATACTGAAACTACTTCAAAAGTTTTAGGTGTTATTACCTCTCTTACAATAGATGATACAAGATATGGCTATTGTACAGTTAGGGGTCATGTAAATAAAATAGATACTTCAGCTTGGAATCTTAATGATGAACTATATCTTGATGCCTCTATTGCAGGGGCGTTAACAAATATAAAACCTAATACTGGTTCATATGATACAAGAGTTGCAAGAGTAATGTTGAAAGATGCAGTTAACGGAAGAATCTTTGTAAATATGGTTAGGGAGTATTCTTTCTCAAGTGCATCAGCGGGATCAGCAGTAACAATGTTTCCTGATGATACAACAATTATAGCATCTGGAACACAATCAACTTATCCTATTAAAACACTTTCAAAAACACCTGTAACTACAACAGAGGATGTTGATTCAATTATATGTACAGCGGCTACTTCCCCGGTTCTTTATGGTACATACCTGAATACTGCTGCAATAGGTAAAACTCTTATTGATGGTGGTATATGGAGTTTTGAAATATGGGCAGGAGTATCTTCTGCGGTAAATGTAACATCTATTACTCAAGGTGTTTATAGGGTAAGACCTGAAATAGGTACAATTACAACTACAGGTACATTAACAACAAGAACAGCAACTGCTTCTACTGGAACACCTTTTGCAACTGCTAAAATAGATGTAGGAGGAACGAGTGACTCAGATTCTTATCTACAAACAACAACAGGATTTTTCAGAATACTATCTAGAGTTTCTGATACAGAAATTACTATAGAAACTCCTACAACATATACTAACCAATCAGATGTAGCCTATTCAGTACATAAAAAATTATTTAGTGTTAATACAGGGGAGATAAACAATACAGCAACTTCTCCTCTATTCGCAGGATTACAACTTTATACTGTAACTTCAGCTCAACCTTCATTTACAGTAGAAACAACGGATACATTAGCTTCTGCTTTTTTTGGAGTATCTGATGGTAGTAGAACTGTTTATTTTGCACATAATGGTACTGCAAGATATTCTCATTTTACTACCCCTCTTATAGCTCTTCATAATGATTTAGCAGGTTTACAAGGTGGAACAACAAATGAGTATTACCATATAACTTCTGCACAAGCCACAGTGGTTGCTAATACGAGTGGTACAAATACAGGTGATAATACTTTTTGGAGTGGTGTAACAAAAATAGGAAATGCCGTATCCAATGATCTTATTACAGGTAAAGCAGGTGGTCAGACTATTTATGGAGGTACTCTTACAACCGAGAATCTAACTATACAGCCTAATAAAGCTGATACAACAACAGGATCAGTGATAATAGATGCTGGTACACAATGTATGAATACAGTTACTGGGGCTTTACAAGTAGCTGGTGGTGTTGGAGTTGGTGGGGATTTATATGCTGGTCATATTGTAGCACAAGGAGCGGGGACTCCAGCCGGTCTTTCAAATGTAATGCTTCAGTCATGGGATTCAACTGATAGTTGGGTTCAAAATAATATACAAAATTTAAGTAATGGAAATTCAGCCTCAAGTGATTGGATTGCTACTGCTGATAATGGTTCTGATACTACAAGATTTATAGATATGGGAATAAATAGTTCAGGATTTTCAGGGGTTCCTTGGACTATCAATGGACCTAATGATGGTTATCTTTATACAAATTCAGGAGTATTGTCTATAGGTACAGCTACTGCTGGAAAAGATTTAACATTCTTTACAGGTGGAACACTTGCAGCTAATGAACGTGCAAGGATTACTTCAGCAGGAAAATTTAGTATAGGTACATCGTCTCCAACAGGTAAGTTTGAAGTATTTAAAGCTGAAAGTTCTGAGCTTATAATAAATCAAGTTGATAGGGATTTTTCAGGTGCTAATAACTGGACAGGGACTAATTGGACTACTTCTGGAGGTACACTTGTCCACACCGTAGGCTCAACAGCCAATGCAATTCTTGCAAATGTAAATTTGACTTCTGGATCAATTAAAGCCGGTAAGAGATACAAAATTTATTTTACAGTAGCTGGAAATACTGCAGGAACTATTATACCTAAGATCGGCTCAGTAAACGGAGCTACTGTGAGCGTTACTATGGGTGCTGGAAATTATATGTCAGCCATAACTGCTGCTGTGGACGATACTTATATAGCATTTCAACCAACCTCAACTTTTGATGGATCAATAACAAATATTAGTGTTATAGAGCAGGGAGTAAAATTTCAGATAAATGAAGCTGGAGACTTGTTGCTCGGATCTTCGGCGTTCGTCACCGGAAATATTGATTTTGTAAAAGAGGGAAATGCTCAAGTATTTGAAATGTCTGACTATTATGATAACAATACATCAAATGTAATTAGGTCTATAAAATACAGAGGGACTATCGCAAGCCCAAAGGCGGTTCTTGACTCTGATACTCTCTTCAACTTTCAAATGGGTGCTTATGATGGAACAGCTAGAGCTGCAAACCAAGCTGGCTTCGGATCATACTCAAGTGGTGCATGGACTCCAACAAATCATGGAACATATATTAGATTTACAGCAACACCATTAAACACAATAACATCTGCAACAGTAGCCGAATATCATGGGGACAAGATTTACTTAGCAAAACCAGTGGGTATTGGAGCAGGAAAATCATCACCAACTAGCCAGATAGATGCAACAACAACTGTAAATGATTCAACTATTGCTTCAAAAGGTTATGCACTTATATCTACTTTTGGAGCAACTACAGGTGCTGTTACAGTAGCAGAAGATGGGGTAAACTTTGTATCTTATGCATCTACAAATACACCAACAGCAGAAGTAATTAGAATTGTTGCAACTGTAGTTCCAACAAGTGCTGGTAATATTACATTTTCTATTAGAGGTGTTTCTTCAGTTGTAGCGGTAAGTAATTTGACAGAGACTACGGTTGACCTTCTTGCAACAGCTATCAATACAGCTCTTAATCTTGATACAACTATAACTACAAATTGGACTGTTACGGTTGCTTCTGCTACGGTTACATTAACAGCAAAAGTTGCAGAGGCAAAGACAGGAACTAATTCATTTATAGATACAGGTTCTACTGGATGTGTTACGACTGTTACCGTAACTACTACAGGGTTATCTGCATATGATCATGCAAATATTCGAGCAATGACTGGCTCTGCTTATAATAACGGATCAGGTCTTATAACCAATATGTCAGGTCTTGTATTTACTGGTGGAATACTAGGAACAGGAAATGTGACAAACTACTATGGTGCTGATATAGGTATCTTCGGAACTGGTGGTGGTAAATTTGGAACAATAGCTGGTTTGGCTGTCCGTAGCATGAACGGATATCATTCAGATGCGAGTACAGTGTCATATGGAATACAACTATTCGCAAACACCAATGCAACTGGAGCAAGTAAATATGGTATTTATATTGGAGGAATATCTGGAGCTAGTACAAACAATTATTCTATTTATTCAGTAAGCGGGACAAATTATTTCGGTGGGAATGTTGGTATTGGTATTACTTCCCCTGTACAAAAACTTGCTATAAATGATGCCAATACTATTACAAATTCATTTGGTAATGTTTTTATTGGAACTACTGATTCTCAAGCAATTGATAAAGGTGGACATTTAGCACTAGGTGGTGTTTATACTAGTACAACTCAAGTACCTTTTGCAAGTATAGCAGGAAGAAAATCAGACGCTACAGATACCTCAACTAAAGGATATCTATCATTATCAACTCTAACTTCAGGGACATTAACTGAGAAAATGAGAATAGATAATTTAGGAAATATAGGTATAGGCACTTCAACCCCATTAACATTTGGATCATCTATAGGATTACATTTATCTGGAATGACAGAGGGTACTTATCCAACAATAACATTACAAAGAAATGACACCATAGTAGCTTCAACTAATGTCTATGGAACGATACAATGGTATTCAAACGATTCTGACCATGTCACAGGAAATATTTGCTCTAGTATTGAATCGGTAGCAAATGGAACTCAGTCCGGCGTTTATCCTAAAGCAGACATAAAAATATCCACAGCAGATGGAACAACAGATATATCAGAGAAATTTCGTTTTTATAGTGATGGAAGAATTGCGCAAGGTACTAGTGCTTCTACTGCAGTTAGTGCAACATTTGCAAGAGCAATGACCGGAGCTACAACACAATATGGACTTTACCAAGGTGCAACAATTAAATCAGATGTTACTGCAAGTGCTTATTCTTTTATATCAGCACCGTTAACAGAAGCTGCATCATTTGCTTTAAATCTTATGTATCATTATTCGTTATTAAATCCAACAATTGGTTCAGGCTCATCTATTACTAACCAAATAGGATATCATGTTCCATCTACTATGACTGGAGCAACAAGTAATTATGGTTTTTATGGGTCTTTAGCATCTGCAACAAATAGATGGAATATCTATATGGCAGGGACAGCCGATAATTATCTTGCTGGAAAGTTAGGTATTGGTAGTGCAACTATACCAGCAATGGCATTAGATATAGAAGGAACAGCCTCTACAACGGGTGTTCAGGCAACACGATATACAGCAGCATCCGCAGGTGCATCACCATACTTTAATTTTAGAAGGTCTAGGGGAAGCTCAGCATCTCCAGTAGTAGTTAATCAAGGTGACAATTTAGGATTATTTTATTTCTACGGTTGGAAAGATGAAAAACCAGATCCTTCTGGAAGAGCTGCAGAGTGGGTTCCTGCTGCTGGATTTGGTGGTGGTGTTGAAAATGATGCAGCAACAGAACATTTAGTTAAAGGATTTATATACTTTAAGACTAATACAGTAGGAGACTTTACTTCAGATGGTGCAGAAAGAATGCGTATTTCTAATGCAGGTTATCTAGGGGTAAATGTAACAGCTCCAACAGCTTTGGTTCATATAGGAGCAAGTTCTACAGTAAGAGCATCCTTATGTTTAGCTTCAGGAACAGCTCCAACAGCACCAGTTGCTGGAGATATATGGAATGATTCAACACAAGCTTGTATAAGATCACAATCTTCAGGAATAACTAAAAGTTTATCGGGTGTTATCTTTACACAAACAGCAAGTGCTACAGTTGGTAATACAACTACAGAAACAACTATGGTTGGAACAGGTGTAGGAGTTACTTTATTACCAGCGAATTTCTGGGTTGCTGGTAAGACTATACGTTTAAAAATGTACGGGCATATTTCGTGTACTGCTTTAGATACAGCTTCTATAAGAGTGAAAGTTGGAAGTGTTACTGTAGCAAGTTCTATTGGTGATGCATTTCCAGTAACTCTTACAAATAGTCTATTTATAGGAGAACTTATAATGACTTGTAGAACTACAGGTGCTACGGGTACTATATTTGTACAAGGTTCAACTACTATATATGCGGCTTCTTCAGCAGATATGACAGTCTATGGAAGACAAATAGTAACTACTTCTGCTGTAACAATAGATACTACAGCAACAGGGCAATTAAATGTAACTTATCAATGGAGTGATGCAAGAGCAGGAAATACAATTACAAGTACAAATTCAGTTATAGAGGTATTAAACTAATGGCTAAACTAAAAATAGATATAAAGAACAAAGATTTACAAAGATTTAAGAATGTCATATTATCACAGTATGAGATAGGTGAAGAAAATCAGATTATACTTGATACTAATGAACAAATAATAGACCATTTAACTATTATGGTGAAAGGTTATCTAAAAAGTTTTGTAGGTAATCAAGAGAGGCATATAAAACAGCAGCAAGCAATCAGTAGTATAACTATTGACGATATTGATTTAGAAGAGTAGAGGATGATATGTCAAATCAAACAGATTTACTAGATATAAAAACAAAAGTAACTCCTCAAGGTGTTTTAAGAATTGATAGAGATACTGTTAAAGATAGTTTAAGAACTACTGATTTATTAAATCCTGATAATAGTGCTATATTAGCTACAATAGTTGAAATGATTATTAAACATAATAGTAAAGTAGTATATGGAACATCAGAACCTCCAGCAACTAATACGTATGAAGAAGGGACGATTTATTTTCAAATATAAAGAGGTAGTATGCAAATAGGACAAAAAGTAAAAATAAAAGAACCATTCAATATAGAATTTGATTTGGAATATACCATTAAAGAAGTAGATGAGAATAATACTTTTGTATTATTAGAAGAGTTAGAATCAGCTTTTGATTTTAAATATATACAGGAGATATAGTCATGGCAATCACAAATAGAGATACTTTAGTAAATGCATTGGCAGCATCAGTAAATTATAAAATATTTAAAGCTTCAAATGCATCATTAACAGCAGGTGTTATTTCTTCTTTATGGAGAACATTAGGTAATCCTACTCAAGGAGCAATACCAACTACTTCAGCAGTATGTACAAATGGCTTATTAGGAAGCTTTATATTACCTTCTATTACTACCGAAAAATTATATATAGGTAAAGCTTCTTTATCTTTAGGAGTTGCGGGTAACATATTTATAATGGACAGACTTGCGCATAGGGGTGGATTAGTTGGAAACATAGCAACTGCTCAAACTGTAAATTTAGATATAGCTACACCAGTATCACAAAATAGATGTTTAGCTAATGGTAGTAATGTTCAATGGTATTTAGAATGGTATGCAGCTACAGGAGCTACGGCAGTTACCGCTACTATAAATTATACAAATTATAATGATGTAACTGGAAGAACAACTACAGTTGCTCTAGCAGCAACAAGACCTATAAGCTGTATGTTACCAATATTACCTGCTTCTGGAGATTTAGGGATTAAGTCTATTCAAACAGTTACTCTTTCAGCTACTACAGGAACAGCAGGAAATTTTGGAGTAACAGCAATAAAACAAATAGCAGAAGTTCCTATTATACTTGCTAATACAGGGAGTATAGTTGATTATGCTGGATTAGGTTTACCTGAAATTTCTTCTGATAGTTGTATAATGTTTTCAGTATTAACTTCCACAACTTCATCAGGATTACTTATGGGATCAATTGATATATTAAAAGCATGAGAAACATAAATTACAATCCAATTGAGGTGAGTTCAAATAATTTTGATAATGATACTATATTTGAACTTATAAAAGAATCAATTTTTGAAAATATTGTATCTACTATAAAATGTTGGATTAAACAAGGTACTAATTGGGTAGTAGTTAAAAACATCTTTGTGAAAAAAGATAATGTATGGAATATAGTAAAACAAATTAAAATCTATTAAGAGGGTATTTATATGGCAAAACCACTAGGAAATAAGACATTACAATTAACAGGAGAAGAACGATGTACAAAAATTTGTTTGTATATAGATGTCAATGGACAAATTACAATGGAATGGGAAAGACATAATGTATGGAAGAATGAAGTAGGTCAAGTACAGAATATGGATATCTCAAGAAGAATAACAAGACATCATGCGTATCTTTCCACTCAACCTAAATTTGGAAGTTTGATGACAGATATCCTTAAAATTACGGATGATGTAGCAGATGAAGATACTTTAGAAAGAGCAAATCAACCAATAGAATAAAAATTTACTAATAATTATTAAAAACTAAAAAGGAGTTTTCAACATATGAAGAGAAAAGATATCAATGTATTTAAAACAGATTTAACTAAACTTGGTACACAACCGGGATTAAAATTTAGATATGCTTATAGTAAAAATATGAAATTACTAGATAATGAAATAGAAGCTATTAAGGATATAATTAAACCTTCTGAAGAGTTTGTATTGTTTCAACAGAAATTGAATGAACTACAAATATCTAATGCTAAAAGAGATGATGCAGGAGAACCTATTATTATAGATAATAATTATATTATGAATGATATGAATAAATTTACATCTGAATATGATCTTCTTATAAGTGAATCAAAGGAATTAGTACAAGAGAGAGAAAAACAAATAAAAGAATTTGAAATATTTATGGAAGAAGATATAAATATTGATTTTATAAAATTAAATAATTCCGATATACCTGAAAATGTTACTGCCAATGAATTTATAAGTATATCGTTTATGATAAATGAAGAGGAATAATATGTTTAATTTATTGTGGCAATTTACTAAATCACAAACAATATCAATAGCTTCAAAAATAAATATAAAGGATATTTTAAATATGACTAAAAAAACCGTAGATAAAGTAAGTGCTCCTGTAAAACAAATTAAGAAAATAAAAGAAGAATTACAACCCGTTAAAACTAAAAAAGAACCTAAATGGCAATCATGGTTCCCTTTTTCTTTTTGCTATGGAGGCGGTAAATTTCAACCATTATATTTTATGGTTACTTTATTTTGTTTTCTCGCTGCTTCTATGCTATATACAAAAATACATGCAGCTTCAGTAGCTATTAAAACTAATACCTTTACACCAGAAATGATTAGTACTGCTGATCTTGGTGTTGTTTTAGGATTTATATCATCTTTAATTCTATTATATAATAACAATAAGAAAAATTATATTAAAGAATTTAATGATGATTCTAAAAAAGACTCTAATAATCAGGTATAAGAATAATGATTTTTTCATTAGAGAGAATATTAGATTATGTTAATTTAGGCTGTATTAGCCTAAATATTTTTTTTGTTATATATTTAAGATTTTCTAATTATTTATTTTTTAAACAATATGGTGCTCAAATAATTTCAAAGAAAACAATAAGATTTTTAGATGGTGTACTTATTATTGAATCTCTATTCCTCGCTGCTCTTTATAGTTGGATAAAAAACAATATATTATTTGGAGCAGAAGAACTTAGTTTGACGTTATATAATATTGCAGAACACGGTAAAAGTTTATATTTTCTTAGTGCTTGTTTTTTAATTTGGAAAGAAGCAAGATATGATAAAATAAAAATATTATCTAAGATAAATCAAGCTAAAAATATAATAAATTCAATACGAGGTACGATCAATGAGTTATGATGCAAAACAAATAGGGGAGTATGCTGCTTATGGTATTGCAGTAGCATATTCCTTTTTTAAAATTATACAAAATATATATACTGCTTTAAAAGACTTAATAACTAAAAAAGTAGAAAAACAAAAAGAAAATTCTGTTGTTGTAAATGTTGGTAATACCCCTACCATTAAAAATGAAGATGATTTTATATTTAGATTTATGGCATTATTCTTTGAACAAGGGAAAGTACTTAAAGCAATGTATGATATGAAATCAGATATTTTACGGGATCAAATGGAATACTATTTTAAACATGTACAGGCAATAAAAATAAGTACATCAAATGTAATTGTAGGATTATTAAAAGATGCAGACTTAGATGATGTTCATTTTGGAACTTATTTTAATAATTTTGAAAATTTTATGGAAATAGTAGAATCACAAAGTTTAACTATTTTTAGAAGAATGTGTAAAGAAAACCATTTTTCTAAATATACTAATTCTGAATATAAAGAATTAGTTAATAGAAATATATCTATTATAGAAGGTAATATTAACGAATTATTTAGAAAACGATATATACAAAGGTTATATATAAAAAACTTTAGTAGAATGGAAGCAATAAATCCTCTTATTAGATCTGCATTACATGATTGTTTTGATACTGCTAGAACAATATCAATAGAAAAAGAAACCAAAGTCAAAATTATGCAAGAAGATTTTGAAAATGAAGTCTCTAAACTAATCGGAAAAAAATATACCCTCAATAATTAAATATATTTTAAATTTTTATATTACTAATAAATAATAGGTAAAAAGATTGAAAAAATATGAACGCAAATTTGAAGAATCTCTTAATATAGATAATTTAATTGAAACCATTGAATTAAAAGAATCTTGTTCTAATATTGCTGCAACATCATTTGAATCTTTTTATAATATAATAAATATGTATAAAGAATTAGAAAAAGAACAATGTGAAGATAAAAAAAAGATACTCAGAAAATTAAAATGTCTTCTTACAGATTTTGTAACCATAGATTCATTAATTTCAAAAAATTTTGATTATAAAGGCATAGCTGGTTCTCATTATAGAATATAACGAGGTGATATGAAAAGATATAAACCATATAAATTTAAAGAAGCGGATTCTTTATCAGATTTAACTGATGTTGATCTTGTAGATAAATTTGTACAATTAGGTTAACATATGTTCGGTATTATTTATAAAGCAACAAATATTATTAATAATAAATGTTATATAGGACAAACTATAAAATCAATAGATGCAAGAATTTCTGAACATTATAAAAATGTATCCCGTAACAATATAACATATTTTTATAATGCTATTCGTTTATATAAAGAAGAAAATTTTATTTGGGAAATTATTGATGAAGCTTCTTCTAAAAAAGAGCTAAATGAAAAAGAAAAAGAATGGGTTTGGCTGTATAAATCAAATGATGCTTTATATGGGTATAATATGACTGAGGGGGGTAATGGGGGAGCTACAAGAATAGGCAGACCTCATACAATAGAAACTAAGCAAAAAATTAGTCAAATACATAAAGGTAAAAAAAGATCACCATTATCTGAAGAAACAAAACAAAAAATTAGTGATTCAGAAAAAGGTAGAATACCTTGGAATAAAGGAATGGAATATTCAGAAGAACAAAAACAAAAATTATGTCATGGACCATTTTCAGAAGAACGTAAAGCTAATATGAAAAATAAGAGTGGAGTTAATAATCCTTTTTATGGAAAAACTCATTCAGATGAATGGAAGCTTAATAAAAGTAAAAATCATCATAATAGGAGAGATGATATAACTATAGATAAAATATTAGACTTTATAAATAATGGATTATCGATAAAAGATATTATGAAAGAATTAAATTGTAGCTATAAAGTAATATATACTAGAATGAAGGTATTTAAAAATGAAGCGATATAAAAGATATTTTGAAGAAGAAAATTCTACTAATAATTTAACAGATATTAAATTAACAGAAAATTTAATTAATTTTATTAAAGAAAACCCCTTTCCAAAAGATGAAATTTTGCATAAGTTCGCAGAAGATAATGGTTATGAGCCGGATCTTGTAGAACAATATGCTTATGCCTTTCTTACGGTTATAATCACAGGAGGAAAATCTAAAGGGAATACCTCTAAAATAACCGAAGATCAACTTAAAATAGGATTACAAATAGAAAAAGAACATGTAGAACTTGATAAAAAATATGAAGATAATAAAGTCATAAAAGCTATTCAAGAAATATATGAAACAAAAATATCATCTGATCATTATGCTGAAAATAAAACGTATTATGATCAACAATTATTTAAGGACGAATTAAAAAAAGAGGCTTAAATAATTATGAAAAGATATAAAAGACAATTTATAGAATCTAATATAGAGGTAACTCTTTGTTATGATACAACCAAAAGACTATTTTATATATGTACAAGTTGTGGTAACACTTATTTTCATAATGATTTTAAAGGTATGGCTAAAGTACTTAATTATATGGAAGTAAACTGTCTTCATACGGATTCAAATGATCCTAAAGAAATACTAGCTAAAGTATTAGAAATGCCGCATAAATTAGATATACATATTGATCCAGTTAATTTTAGAAAAAATGCACAACTATAATATATAATAAAGGTGAATAATTATGAAAAGATACAAACCAGTCTATAAAATAAAAGAAGATGCGGAAGAGGATAAATCTTTAAAAGCTATAAAAGATTTAATAGATATGAAATCTATTGATACAGAAGAAGAACAAGGTAAATTTATGGCTCTTATTAAAGGTCTTATATTTGCAGATAATAAACATGGAGATGAATTTCTTAAACAGATTAATGATTTTACATCAAGTCTTAAAATAGAAGATTTTAAATAGGTATTTTATGAAAAGATACAAAAGACATTTTATAGAAGATGATCTAAATAGTACTCCAGAATGGTATGACAAAAAGATTAATGGTCTTATAAGAGTACTTAGAGACGAATCATTTGCCTCAGAAGATCAAAGAAAAAAAATGATTGATATACTTTCATCATTATTAAATTCATCCGATAAAAGAGCTAGATTATTATTTAAA